TATTCAAAAATTGTTTGTTAACATTCTTATTAATATCATTTACTTCACTCGCATATAATAATTCTCCGTCAGTTTTTGGGAATAATCCTTCTGTCATTTTTTTCTTACCTCATTTAAAATGTTATTTGTTTGTTTGTAGTGTCCCACGTAGCTGTGCTATTTGTAGAATCTTCAAAATCTGTGTCACTAAATTCTTCTATGTAACGATCGTTCGAATGAACTAATCTTGTTAAAATGTCTTCCGTCCAACCACTTCCTTTTCCTAAACCTTGACCCGTGGCACCTAATACTCCTTGGGTTGGATGACTCAATAAAAAACCATCTCCTATAATATTTCTTAAAATTTTCAAGTATCTATTATCAAAAAAATATTGATTATTAGTTAAACTAATTTGAATTATTATCTGCTGATTCTTATCGTTCTGTCTTTCGAACCTTGCCAACCTCTCATTTAATTTGCTTAACCAATCGTATAATTTCCAATCTTCATTACCAACATCAAGAGTATCATCTTCTTGAGGGTATTTGTGTCTTGTTCTTTTAACTAATAAAGTTCTTTCTTCATTATTAATTTCGTCTGTTACGTTGACTGTCATTCCTGCAACTAAACCAAACACACCAGTAGTAGTTAATTTAGTTTTTACAAAAGGCAAACCGTAAGCATCAATAATGCTGACAACTTTGTTTTCTGCATCGTCAACAGTTCTAATATCTTCAAAGAATTTTGTTTCTTCGAATTCACCGTATAATGTTATGCTCTCACTATTTTGTCCTTGAACTGGTATTGGAATGGGATATGAATATTGAACTTCTATATTATCAGATCCTGCTCCTGGAATGCTAGTAGCTGCAAATATAATACTTTTAATTTTTGGAGTGTCGTCAACTTTATAATCATAACTTCCACTAGTACTTCTTTCAACACCGCCAACTTGCAATGTTCCACCAACAAAAACTTTAACGCTTCTAGGAACAAACTCTAATGCGAAAGTAGTTTCTGCACCGTCACCATCAAAATTTTGAGTAGTCTCAACCAATTGTTCAGCACCAATAACATTTACTTTGTTAATCATCTGATTATAATCGTATTCCCAACGAGGAATGTTAGTTACATTTCCAGAATTTCCAACTAATAAATCTCCTCCAGTATAAGGAGTAGTTCCTAATGGTTCGAAATAAACTTTGTCATCCGCAGGATTATAATACATTTGCCAATCCAACAATTTTCTTAGATCAACTAACTTATTAAAAATTTTATCGTGATTCAAAATAAACTTTTGTAATGTAATTGCCGTTCCACTGTCTTGAATTGTAGTTCCAAAATCAGCATTTAATCCTCCTTGAGTAACCACTAAATCATAAAATATGCTGCTAACATTTCCTGCTTGAGGATCAATGTTTTTATCGTATGATTTAGTATATTCTTTTCGGCTTAACGTCCATAACTTATCAAAACATTTCAGAGTAATATTAGGACTTTGTTTTACAACATCACTTATTGCTCCTCTAAAAAGAAACTCGTCAGTAGATGTTACAAATCCTCTTTGTATTGTTACTTCATCGCCAACTTTAAATGTGCTTATCGCATCAGTCACATCACCAAACAAAATTATTTCTGCCTTGTCATAATCATCTTCTATGCTTCCTTCAGTACTGAAATCTTCTACGTAACTAGTAACGTCAGTTCCTGATATTGTAACTTTAATTAAATAACTCATGCTGTTGGTGTTCCTAGAACAATACTCGAAATTGTTCGACCCTCCTTCATTTCAATAGTATAAGTTATATATCCAACATTAGAATTTTCTCTTGTTCGATCAAACCTACTGCATAATACTTCATAAGTATTTCCAAAACTATCCGTGAAAGTTCTGTTTCCTTGAAATTGTAAAAGACCTGATGAGTTCATCCAAGCTTCAACATTAGTGATAAAACTGTTTATTTCAGTTTCATTTCCCAATAATTCTCCTTCAATACTTATCGTTCTTGTTTTTCCTTGAATATTGGCTTGCACAGTATATGAAGTGCTTCCACTAGGCACAGGTTTAGTAAAAAGATTAGTTTCAATATCTACTCTTTCACTAGTTACTTTTCCTAAACTTGTTATTCCTTCAATGCTTGTTGTTACCATTTTATTTATCCTGCATTTGATTCTCTCAATACTTTGCTGTATAAAGCGGAGAAACCTTCACTAAATCCTATTGTGTCTCTACCGCCACCGCTAATTCCTGACGAACTAATTGTTTGTCCTCTAGCTGATGCTTTGTTAAGTACATTTTGTAAATCTTTTTGAACAGAAATTTGTCTTTGCATTGCCTTAGTTTCATTTTCAATAGCAACAGCATTGTCCTGGTGATATTCTGCAGTTTTGCTAATTGTTGTATTAACAGTACTAACTATTTCGCCCATGTCCATACTAACTTGACCAAATCTTTCAATGTTACTAATTACTTGTTGAGCCGTATCGTCAGTAGTTTCTAAACTTAATTGAAAAATTCTTATAACATCATCAACAGCGCTAATTTGCAAACCGTAATAATCTGCAGCGTCAGCCAAATCTTCATAAGTAATCCCTAACTTCTCCATTTCTTTACGATCAGTAAGATTAACCATTCCTTGCTTTCCGATAGTTTGCCTGTTAACTCTATCAAAAATCATTTGTTTAGGCTCTGCTTGACCAGTAATTCCTCCAGTTGCAGGATCAAATTTTTGAGCATTTTCTTTTATTCCCAAAAACTTATTAGTTAAATCATTTTGAGTTTCTCTTATCTTTTGTCCTATTGCAAAACCTATTACTGGTGCCATTGCTAAAGCTCCAACTTTCCACATTGCCGGATTTGATAAAACACTCAACAAATTAGTAGGATTTAATCCTAATCGTCCAGTAAGCAATAAACTCATTACTGGTTTGACTAATCCTCTCATTACTCGAGCAGTATCTGCGCTATCTTTATCTTTAACATTAGCTCCTGATTGAGGGCTTCCACTACCTAAACCTGCGCCTGCAAACTCAGGCATAAACTTTACCTTCACTTTGAAATCTTCTGCCATTTTATCTTTTACCTTTTATCTCTTGACTTTTAAGTTTCGCTTTATCATTTAATTCTGTTTGATATATGTGATCCATCATAACAAATTTCAAATCTAACTTTTCAAATTCTAATGGGTTAATACCCCATTCTTTTGCAAAATGTTTTTTCTGGAAAAAAACTGTTAATTCAGGATCTTCAATTCTTGTTTGATTCTCCCACACTATCTTCTTGAAATCTCTCCCGAACGGTTTTTCCCCCATAATTAATACTTCTATACGTACTAATTAATTCGTCTCCACCGTCGCTGGGATGTAATTTTAAGTAATCTGCATAAGTTATTTTGTCTATTCCGCACTGACTAAATATCATTTCTAATATTTCGCTTTTCAAATAATCTACTTGATTGATAAAAGAGTTTCCCATTGGAATAGCTTCAGTACTTTCTTTTATTGCTTTCATACGTATGCCCATGTTTATTCTTCCAACTTTTATTGTTCGTTGTTTCTTGTCCAATAAAATTAAAACTTCTTTTTCATCCATTATCATTCACCTTATGCTACTACGTGATAGCTCACTAAATTATTTCCTTTTGATTGTTTTGCCCAACCACTAAATGTCACGTCAACAAATCCGTTTCCTAAAGAAACTGGTTTTGACATGCTAGTTATTGTGCATTGATCCAAAGCAATTGTTACAACTCTATCGTTTGAACTGCTTCCTTCACTAAATTGTAATTCTATTTCTTTGTCTGCTGCTACTTCTGCATCTACTGTTCCTGCAATGAAACTGTTTGCTTGTCCATAAAAATCATCTCGCAAAGTTGTTGCAATAGTGTCAGTCATTCTAACTGTTACAGTCCAATCATATTGTCTTCGTCCCGTAGTTATTGCCGCAATAAATCTGTCTCCAATTTCTCTTGAAGTTATATTATTTCCGTTAACTGTTAAACTAAAATTTTGAACTAAACTAACTGCTGAAGGACTTGCTCCCCATTTGAAACTTCCTTGTTGAAATACTAATGGTGGATTAGTGTCTGTAGTATAAGCATTAGCTATTGTTGTTGAACTAACTATTTTCTGTCCTGTTCCTGCTGCTGTAGCTTTCAAAATTGTATCTACTGCTGCTGTTAATGTTGCAGTGTTCAAAAAACAACCAACATATTGATCTACATCATCTGTAGTTCCAGCTTCTGCTTGATACCATATTGCAAAAGTTTTGATGTCAGTTACAGTATAACCAAAATAGTTTGCTTCAGTAATTAAGTATGGATCTCCAACTGAACCTGCTCCAGATATTCCGCCCATAATATATTTTAAAAAATCTAAACTGTTACTTCTAGCAGGATCAATTGCACAACTTAAAACATCCCAATTCACTGAAAAATTTACGTTAACTGGACCGTAAGTATAAGCACTATCATTTCTTCCTTCTCCAATACCTAAATGTCTTCCTTTCTCGTCTGTAACTTCAGGATTGAAACTAGCAACTCTTCCCAAACTCAAAGCATCACCACTAACTGAACCACTTCCAAAAGAAGTTTCATCATCAAATCGCACGCCTGTAAACAAATCATTATAATTTACCATTTTCTTTTTTTACCTCATTAATTTTCGAAAACAAATTTAATCAAACAATCTTGATTTCTTTGCATAATCTTTTTTTGTCCGAATGGACTAACTATTATTGACCCCAAATTAGTTGGAGTTATGAACGGAATGTAATAAAAGTTTTTTTTATTATCTAGTATTTTTGCTCTTAAACTGCTGATTATATTCTCAACATTGTCTTGATCTGCGTCGTAAACGTTAGTGCTTAAAATGTATTCTGTGTCAGTGCTTCCAGCTCCCAATTCAGTTTCTGATGTTACTGCGCTTATAATGTCAAAGCCTATTCTTGGAAAATCTTTAAGTTTTATGTGAGCATCTGGAAAGTCTGGGAAGATTCTATCAGTAGTTCCATGATCATATTGGATGTCTACGGTGTCAGCGATAGTAACTGAATTAATTGTTATTTGATTATTATCTAAATCTATAGTGTAATCTGTTCCGAAAACAATTGCTGCACTTTGAACTTCTACAGATCTAACATTTTTAACGCCAGTATTTGCTAAAGTAAATGTTTCGCTTCCAGTAGCACTAGCAGTTTGATTGTCAGTAACAGTAGTCACGTTTCTAGTTCCTACACTTAAAATATCTTGATTTCTAAGAAAGTTAACAAATTCTAATTTAATATTTTGTAATGTCGTCTTTGTCATTCTTAAAACCTCTTGGTTCAAACTAAGTAACTCAATTGAGTCTACTTGAATGTTGCTTCTAATGATTCGCCAATAGCATTCTTCAAATCTTGATGCATTGTCATACGAATGAATGGATAAGGTTTTGTTCCTCGCTTGGCAATTGCGTTAGCAACTAACCATGCAACCCGATCTTTTTCTTTATCGTCACTTATATTAAACTTTCTGCCAACCCATCCTTTTAAAGATTCCGGAGGCGGAAAGTGAGGAGGTGTTCCATACTCAACATACTTGCCATGTTCTTTCATGCTGAAAATAACTTCGTTACCTTTGACCTCATATCTAATGCTGCTTTTTAGATCTGCAGTATCAACTCCATGTTCTTTACTTAGCTTATCTTTGAATTTCTCTTGTATTTCAAGTCCAAAAATATGCATTGCTTGAACAAATCGTTTGTCAAATTCTTTTCTATCAAGACTCATCGTAAATGAAACAGTTGCATGCTGTGTAAGTGAATGTTGTAGCTCCACCAGCATTATCAAATACTGATGCTACATTGAAAAATTCTTTAATCCTAAATTTGTTATAATCCTTATTTATTTGACCTATTAACTCTTCATCTTTATCGTGAGACGTATCTGCAATAGTTAAAGTTACACTTGTTAAAGCTGTGTCAACATCGTAAACTCCATCATAATTAGTAGTTCCAACAATAACAATTTCATCTCCAACACTTAACCCATGAGCAGAACTAGTAGTAATACTAATAGTAGTAGCATCACCGTCGATACTAGACATTTCAATATTGATTCCATCAGCATAGACCAAATCTTCTTTCTCGACTGCATCAGTATATTTAGATAATAATATGCAATCTCCTTTTTCCAAAAACCCTGCTTTTTCATAATCCCAACCTTGACTACTTCTCATAAAATAAGCTTCTATAACAACTGGAGTTCCAGCAACTAAAGTTTCTTTACCGCTGTAATTACTTATTTGTTTGGTGAATGGAACGTGAATTAATTCCCTTCCAAAATCATTAAGTATAGTTGCAAAATCTGATACTGTAAAAAAATTGTTTACGTGACTCATCTTAACCTATGCAAACAGAGTAAAAGGTCTGTACACATTTTCAATAATGTTCTCAGCTTCTTTTCTCATTTGATTTATTCCTGCCTGTAAATTTACGTAAGGTTGACCTTTACTTCCACTAACTCCTCCAGGAAGACTAATAGTTGCAAAGTCAGTGTATGAACCGCTAACTTTAGCAGCCACAGTTTTAATTCCCGACAATAAAATACATAATCTTTTTATTATTCTTGGAATTGGATAAACTCCATAAACATATGTCATGTCTACAAGTTGAGGAAAATTATTGCTGAAATATTTGATTTCGGAAGAAACTCCTAATACTAATTCTCCAGCACTTTTATATTGATAAATTGTGGAAGGAGTCACGCTAGTACTATCTATCGTTAAAGAATTTAAGTTTACCAAGGGAAAATAATTAGTAAATTGTGTGTCAAGACCAGTTCCATCAACCGTCTCATCTTTATATTCTAATCCAACAATTCTATAAATACTAGTGCCATCAGGAGCAGTATCAAACGCTGGGCTAACAGTTATTTTTGTAGTTGTGTTTGCTGAAATTTCCCTGTACTGACCGCTTCCTGTTCCTCCATAAATCCAAGATACGAAACCAACATAATCGTTTTCAGTCCATGCTTTTGTACTGTCACTAAATGTTGTTGTTGACAAATCACCGTCAGCAGTACCATTATCTTCTACATAACCAAATTTAGTATTGTATAATTTTTCAATTTCATCTTGACTATCTAGAATAAAATCTTCAATAGCACTATCACTCACTGGAGCTCCCGTACTAGGAAAATTAATTGCTGATTTTACTTCTGCTGCTGTGACCCATGCCATTTTTATTCATCGCTCACTGTTATTATAAATCTAAAATTTTTTGATACTCCACCATTAGAAATTACAACTTTCATTTTTCCAGTTACAAATATTTTATCTCCGAAATTTGTGAAAGCTGAACCGTCTGATACTTTATTGCATAGTGCTCTTGGTTGCCAAGTTAGATCTGCTGTTCCCAAATCTGCTTTAGTCATTACCGCAGTTATTACAGTGCCATCTTCATTAGTGAAAACTGAGTCTGCACCAGTATCGCCATCACCATAATCCATTACTATCTTTTCAATATATCCTATTGACTTGTCAGTTGCTGTTAAAGTTAAATCTCCTGAACCATCACAAGTACCTGCTAATTCAACAATTTTCATTTTTTATTTCCTCTTGATGCTCGCTTGATAGATTTCGCTTTTCTCATAACTTTTGCTGCTATGCTCAAATCTTTCTTGTCAACTTTACCATCTTTATTCAAATCCATATCTAATTCTTCTTTTTCAAATTGTTTGATTTCAACGACGTACTTCTTGTCCATTTCGTCTTTAGTGAATGTGTGAAAATAACCTTTTCCTTCAACATCGAATCGTCTTTCGCCAACTCTTTGTTCTTCTTTTTCTTGTCTTACCATATTTGTTGTTAATGCCATTCTTTTTTGCCTCCTATTTTATTAAAAAAAAAATAAAAAAATAGAGAAAATTAATTCTCTTAAGCTTTGATTCCTTTTATTAAAAGTCTTGTTGCTCCAGTTGTAGTTACAAAAACTTTGTTTTTAGTTGTTGAGTCTACATATACTACTGCTGCTACTCCAGTTGCTGTGGTGTATCCAGTTGCGTATAGAATTTCTGAAAAATCAGAAAGAACTACCCAATCCAAAGTTGTTACAATAGTTACTGAATATATTCCTTCTACTACTCCAATTCCTGCTTTTGATGCGTCGTTACTAATTGGAAATCCTGAGTCTGTATGTGCTATTAATTCTGCTGCTACCATTTTATTATCCTCCTAATATTTTTTTTATCGTTGACAAACTACAAGTCCTGAAACTGCAGTTGTGTCTGATCTAGTCATTGTCATTACATTAGTTGCGTAACTCATAGTTTCTAACGTGTCGTCAGAGTCTACAAGATTTGCTACTAATACTTTACTACAATTCGTTATTGTAATAGTATCGTTTTGTGCTGCTCGGTCTGCAGTTACTAAATATCCTAAAAAATAGCCTGAATTTGTTTTTCCGCCGTTAGGACTTAGTTCTTCAACTGTTGCATTTACATTTGTTGCCATTATTATTTACCTCCTAAAAAATGAAAAAAAAGCATAGAAAATCTATGCAATTTCACCAATCCATGAATTGAAAGCTGTGTTTTTTATAATCATAGCTTCATACAGTTTTAACATAAACTTTTCTGAATCGTTAGTTTTAGCTAATGTTTCAAATGTTAAATCTTGTAATACTCTCATTTCAATTACAGATAAGTCAAGGAAATAAATTGCCTTTGCACCTGTAACGTTACTTAAGTACATACTTGGAATTACTGGTATTTCGCCAACCATGGTGTTTAATACGATTGTTGAGAATCCCCAGAATACTTCTCTTTGAGGTTGCAAATATCCGATTTTTGCAGTTAATAGTCCTAACAAATCAGTGTATACTGCTGTTGAACATACTGCTAAATTTGGTCTACCGCCATCATCGTAAGCGTACTGGATTGCTGTGTTTATATCATCTAAACTCATCGCAGTTGTATTCTTATCAACTTTGTTAGTAGTTGATTGTAAAGTTACAATACCACTAAATTCAGTAGTGTCTGATCCTGAATCTCCGTTGATAATTAAATTTTCTTCAAGTTCTCTAATTTCTCTAGTCTTAACTAAAATTTCAAGTTGTTTAGCATTATTTGAAGCTTGATCTGAAAATCCGCCCATTGCTCCACCATTAGGTGACATACCTGAAACTACGTATGAAGGAATTGCTGCAATTGCTTGGCCAGTAACTCTTCCAACTGAATAAAGATATTTGATTGCTGTTGATGCTCTGTCATAAGTTGTGTTAGTTTCTGAAAGTGCTGCATCTTCTGCTGCTGTGAAAGCTCCACCTTTTGCAGTTATTTGGTTGTAATCTGCTGTAGTTCCCATATTAGTTACTCTTGGAATTATCTCAACTAATGGAGTGTATTTTCTAGTAGTATCTACAATTTGTGGATCTACATAAATTGGAACTAATGCATATCCTGTAGTTCCTGCTCCGCCTGTAGTTGAATCAAGCGCTTTCATGTTTGCTTTCATATTATTGAATAAATCTCCTCTCATGTCGATTGTATTCATTCCTTTAACATCAATTTTTTGATAACAAGTTCCGTCTTGAATATCTCCGAAGGATGTTTTGTACGCGTTATTTACGTTAACCATTTTCTTTCTTACCTCGTGTTTAATTATTTATAAAATATTAAGAACGGATTTCATTTCCATTTCTTTAATTTCTGCTTTTGGTGCTTCTTCAGTAATTTGACTTTTGAATACACTTTTTTCTTTTAAGCTTTTTATCTCTGCTTCTTGAGCTTCAATTCTTTCCTTCAAAGATTTTAATTCGTTAGCTACAACATCACTTTTTTGTTCTGCTGGTTGTTCTTTAGCTTCTTCAACAATTTCTTCTTTAGGCTCTTCTTGAACTTCTTCTTTAAGTTGTGCTTCTACTTTAGGTTCTTCTGCAGTTTGTTCAACAACTTCTTCACTTTTTTTATCTATTTTATCGTCTGACATTTTATTGTCCTCCTTGTTTTTTTCATAATCATCAATTGCTTTTAGAAAAACATTTTTCATGTTTGTTCCGTCTATTGTTGCATGCGGGTTTACTGGCACGCCAGTAATCGCTACGTTAAGCAATTTTAAATCATTGATTGATCTAACTAATACGTCTCCAATTGTTTTAGTAATTGATTTGACATTAGTGAATGCGATGCTGAATGCGTTCAAGAATCCTCCTTTTACGCTTTCCCATAAATTTTTGAATTTTGGACTGCCTGAGTTTAATTGACATTTTACCCATAATCCTCTATCGTCTATTTTTGCTTCTATTATTTTTCCTACTGGTAATATTGTTGGGTCGTCTCTGAATGCTTCATGTTCATAATCTAGTGTTATGTTACTAGCGTTTATTTGGTCTAACATGCTTTTCATTGCGTCAGGTGTTACGACGTCGTTTACTAGATCTAAATCAGAAGTGCTTATGTATCCTGTTATGAAATAATCTTTTCCGCTTTTCGTTTCTATTATTTCGTATGCGATTTGATCTGTTAAAAATGAGTATTCTTGTTTCATTTTGGTTTCCTCTTGAAAGGATTGTGCAGAAGTAGAAAGAGTGCGCAAACTACTTCTGCACTCCTTATTATTGTTTTTTGTTTATTAGTTTATAAAAATTCTCAAAGTTCTTCAAAATTATTTCTTTTCTTTTCTTCTCGAATTTTATTTTATAATGCTATTATACAAAAGCAATTTCATGTTCTACTCCATCACCAGACTGAAAATATAATTTATT